GGCTCGCAGGGCTCGGGTCGGGCTCCCGGGGCCGGGAAGTACCTTTCGCTGTTGCATTTTGCAACAACTGTGTGTTTCGTGCCTGTTTTCATGGCATTTTCGCGTTGTTGCGCGTCATTCATGCGGTGTTATTGCCTTGTTGCGCTTCATGGTCTGCCATCTTTGCCAATCCAACCGTCTTGGATCGGGTCTTGATACTCGTAATTCTCTGGGTCCATGCCAACGCAACGCACTACCTCACGCGCGAGCCTTACTAAGTCTGACGTTTGCACGATAACCAATGATGGTTTGCGTGAGCGACGATGCCAGACGATCGGAACCTTGTCGTCGTTGGCATCCCCCTGGGCCTGCTCCATTGCGACATAGACCGAAAGCGTTTCGGTTCTCTTGCACTCAACGTGGATTGCCGCATCCAACACAACATCCGGTGAGTCTGGCCCGCCTTGGAATTGCACCCCTCGACGCGCGTTGACGTTGAGAATCGCCCCCAGTTCGTCTCTTGCTTCTCGCTCCCCGCGCTTTCCCTTCTCACGCTCACGCTTGCCCATTGTTTTCCTCATCATCTTCGAGGATGGCACACAACCCGCGCCGGGCCCGACACTCTGCCGCCCGTTCCGCGATCTCCTCTGGGGTCGGATCGCCCGGGAGCCTGCCCTGTTCCTGCCTGTTCTTGTGAACAGGCGGCAACCGATTGGACAACGCGAACGTCCGCGGCGGAAACCCTTCAAGCTCTGCCCAGCGGGCAATCGTTTTGTTGCAAGCCTGGAAATGCCTGGAAATCGAACTAAGAGAAACGCGCGGATTGTCCCAAAGCGTTCGGAACTCTTGCACTCGATTCGCCTTGTCAGCGATACGCTTCGTTCCGCTATCCCGCTTCGGGAACTGAAAGCGTCTCGCCCAATCGTTAATGAGCGACTTGCTGCGCCCGTATTTCTTTGAGATGTCAAGGATTGTCATTCGCGGATTGTTCCAATCTGCGGCAAGCTCATCCCTGGTTGGAAATAAGAGACTCATGGACGATCAATCAACTCCTTGACCATTCGCCGCAGATCGGCAATTTCTATTGACGCAGCCAATGCAGATTCGGAACACGCTTTCCAATCCGCGGCCTTTTCGTTTTTGAGACGATCAATTTCCGACACGAGGCGCGATACAAGGCACGGCGGATGCCAATGGTGGCAATTTTCAGAGTGCGTTTGTATCCGCTGCGGTTGTTGCGCGATCCACGCTTTCGCGTCTTCGACTATGTCTTTCACCCGTCCCCCTCCGGCCCCGGCGGCAGCGGCTGCCAGTGGGTCACGCGACAACCTATCGGCTCGTCCCCACAGCCAATCCCGTCGTGCCACTTCCCGTTGACGAGCCATGCCACCTGCGGCCCGTACAGGCTTGGAACATTCACAACCACTCGACGGTGATCTTCCGGCAACCTCTCCCCCACGCTGATCCACCGCCGCTCGCGGCCTGTGAACCGTAAGGCTGGGCCGTAGAGTTGCCGCTCGCGGCCTGTGCGACGCACGAACCTTCACCGGCGGTTGATGTTCGTGCTTCAAGTTCTTTCCGCAGCCGCTCCGCCTCTGATTCTGCCTTCAGTCGCTGGATCTCCGATTTGACGAGCGCACGACGCAGCACCTCGGCGTCGGCATCGGACGATGGATCGTCGCTGACGACGCGGACGGATTCGCCGTGCGTCAGCGCTTCGCCCCTGAGGAAGAAATCCCAATCCCATTCCGACGCTTTCTTGTAGCCGCTGTTGTTGAACTGCGTGATCTCCAGCGTCACCCGCTCCGTCCGCATGCCGTCCCCCTTGTTTTGGTGTTCCACCGCCGATGATCCCGAAACGCTTTTCGGGATCATCGCCTCGATGCATTGTTCAAGCGTCGGCAGCGGCCTTGTCCTGCCGTCCTCGGCCGCTCGCACGGCGGCGTCCCTTGCAACGTCGTGGCACCATGCGTGGGTCATCGGGCGGCCTCCAAGAGATAAACAATCCACATCACCAAAGCCGCAATGACCACCCACTGGATCATTACTTGGACTGCACGACGCTCGGCCTCGCGGGCCAGCTCGCGGGCGATGCCTGCCAAAGAACGAACCTTCACCGGCAGCATCTTCCGCTCCCAGCGTCTGTTGGAGTTTCGTAGTTGCCGTTTCGTCAGCACCTCACCCCTCCCGCGGCCTCGCCGCTATGCCACGCTCTCGTTGAACAACGACAACTGCGAATCATCACGCATGATCCGAGCCTCTCGCTGGTATCTCTTCACGACGATCTCAAGCGCCTCGCCGTAGGTCAGCCATGGAAGATCGCGGGCCACTTGCATCCCGTCGCGCCACCAGTTGGTTGAATCCACTGAGTCGATCCGCCGAACGTGCCAGTATCTCCGCAGCGCCCAGCCGTGAATGTGGACGCTCTCGGGGATGTTGTCACAGGCCCACCGGACGAAACGCTCCTTGCCTTCACGCGGGGGAGCGAGGCCGATGCCGACCCACTGCTTCCGCTCGACTGCGATGGCAACGATGTCCTTGAGCAGTTCCGGGGGGTCGGTGTCGTGGATCGTCGGGAATCCTTGCGGCATCGCTTCGTAGTTCCGCAGGCTCTTCCTCCAGTCGCCGGAAATGTCGTCGAGCCCGGCAACGGCGTCGGCGTGTCCGTCCCATCTCGCGGCCCACTCGCGATACGCTCCAAGATCGATCTGCTTGCCGGTCGTGAACGCCGAAAACGCCCCGCTGTCGATGAGGAGACGCCGAAACGTCTGCTGGTATCGATCCAACCACGGGGAGTAGCAGGCGAACGAGAACAGCACTGGCATCCCAGTTGCGTGCTCGGCCTGTTGCTGCGTGTTTGGTGAAGCCAGGTAGACCGTCATGCAAACCGTTTTCCAATCGTGCTTGTGATCCAGCCGTGAGTTCTTGCGCGACCCATCACGGTGATACGCAGGTCAGGGAAGTCTTCCGACAACTGTTCTGCGAGACGCTCCACCGAAACAGGCTTCGCCAGCTTCCAGCGGATGATTCCGTCAATCGACAGAACGTCGTAGAACTTCCTGTCGTGGCACTCGAAAACGCATTTTATGACCATCTGGTCGTGCGCGATTTCGCAGATGCCGTGAAACTCGTCCGTTTCGTACTTCCAATCGGCCGACTGAGTCAGCACCAGCGCATGCTGTAGTTTCGGCATTTCTTTGACCTCTGCGGCTTCCATTCCGTCCTCCTAGCGTTTTGAGGCAAGATGTTTGATCTGGTTCAGTTGGTGCATCCGTCGGCACCTGGGGTTGAGGTATCGCAGCCTCATGTATTCCCTGTGCGCTGCCCATTGCTCTGGAGTGCATCGATGCTTCGGCTTTCGGATGCACTTCGGGGAAACTCCCGCGGCGCGAATAGCACGGACGTTGGCGTCAAAATCTTGGTCGTGCATCACCCCTCCCGCGGCCTCGCCGCTTGAATACCGCTCTCGCTTGTTCAACGTTCGGCCCGATTTCTTTCACACTGCCTCAACCCGGATACGGCAGTCCGACCACCTCGATCCGCGCCCCGACGAGCGCCCACGCGGCTTGCTGCGTCGAGCCGTGGAGCAACACCCACACGGTCGCACCGACTCGTGAGTCGGCGTGTCCCCACCAGCGGTAGTAGCCGTACTCCCACGATCCGTTCGCATAGGTGATCCGCACCGTCTGCTGCCACCAGCGGGCAACCGCCGTCGCCTTCGCGGTCGGTTGCGTCCGCTGTATCGCACCATGCGATGACGCACCAACGAGACAAAGAGCCACGACCGCGAGAGCCACACGCATCAAACGCATCTCGATTCCCTCCGAGAGTCCGTATCGTTCACAACGTCACGCGGGAGTCGAACCCGCATCCCCGGCAGCGCCGGATTCTGCCCGCGATCGTTGAAGCGTTCGCTTTGAACTAGTGACGTTCGCCTGGGCTGCGTTGTTGACTCGCAGGCCCAGGTCTTGAGAGTCCCGCGATTGAATCAACGCAACGAGTACCGACGACACGCATACCAGCGACCGTTTCCGTATGCCGTGCCTTCCTCGAGGATCGTTCCGCCGTTGTTGCAGCAACTCCGCAACGCAGCTTCGGGCGACGATCCAACCCCAATGCCTTCGTAGGTCGCGCCATGCGATGACGCATGAACGAGGACACCGCGGGAAGCCATCGCATCGGCATGAGCCTGGGCACCGTTGCCGCGCGTGACCGTGCGAACCTTGGTTGTGGTTGAGTTACCGCAACCGTCATCGCTGCAACTTGTCGCGCTGGCCCGCGTGACGTTGCGCCGGAACGGGCCCGCGCTGGCTTCCGATCCGATGACCACCAGCGCGAGAACAAGAAGAAAACGCATCATCGATTCACCCTCCTTGGGAATTGGGAACTTCCTTGACGAAGACCCCCTCCGGGGTCAGATACCCGCGACGATCCTTGATCTGCTCCCACGCAGCCGCAAGGCAATCGGTCAGGTTCATGTCTTGGAGTCTTGCGTAGATAATGAGCGTGACAAGGGTGTCCCCTATCCCATCTTCCACTTCCTTCCGATTGCCTTTCAGAGTTGCGTCGGCAAGCTCCCCAACCTCTGACAAACACTTGAGGAGTTGGGCCTGGGGAGTTGAGTTGGGAAAGATGCCGCGCGAGATCGACCAACCAACAACGTTCGAAACCAATTCTTCCAAAGTCATTGCTTAACGCGGTTGCCCGCGCTCCGGAGGGTCAACCGATCACGCGGGAACTTCCCGCCGCTTGCGTTGCAGGCTCTTGTCGCGGAACTCCCCGCCCAGCATCCGCGCCACGAAGGAAAGCCCCTTCTCGTCCACCGCGACGAACTGCCGCAGGGTGGGGGGCGAGTCGAAACCAGAGCAGGCCCCCGCCTTGATTTGCGGGATTGCGGCGATTGCCTCCTCCAGCCTCCTAGGATCGCGCAGGAGGCCAATAGCCTCCGGGGGCGGGTCAACAGACCCCCAGCGTCTCTTTTCGCCCCAGGCAGCGTTCCAGGCCCCTTGGAGACGATCCCATGCCGCCACCTCCTCCTCCGTTTCCAGAATCCCCGCCGATGGTGGTGGTGGTGGTGAATAAGACATGGTCATGGTCATGGAAGCATCTTCGGGGCATATGCCTTCGCATGTGCCTTCGCATATGCGTTCGCATCCCGAAACCTCGTTTTCAGCCGAGTTATCGGGGTCGGCTTCCGGGGCTGCGGCCTCCTTGGGAGCCCCTGCGGCGCGCCTTTTTTCCCATCCCGCGGAGGCCGATTGCCGGGCCTTCTCGCTCCGCTGTTCCGACAAGTGCCGTTCATGCTCAAGACGAGGATTCCGGCGCTTGCCACCCCTTGATATGGGGAACTTTGGTTCGATGGTCTTCCAGCACTTGGATAGGCCCGGGGAGATCAATTCCAACCGCTTCGGATCGGCTGGCAACCCGTCCTGCTCCCATTGGGCTACCAAGAGCGTGACATAGTGCCCGCGCTCTTCCGCCGTCCATCCCATCGTTGCCGCGATGAAGTCGCGCCCGAACAACGGGAACCAGGGTGATGCCATCGAACTACTCCCCCCGCGTCCTGCGGGCATTGAGCAACATTAAAAGACGCTTTGCCTCTGCGGGACCGATCTGGCCCGCGCCGTCCTTGTCAAGAATCCTTTTACGCACATCCTCCAAGCCGTCGATAGGCGCGGAGTTGATAAGGCAAACAAAGTCCTTTGAAAGCTGCGCCTCGAGTGGGCGATCCTCCATGAAATCCTTCGTTGTTGCTCTCGCTCGCTTGGCCTCTTGCGCGGCAATGTATTCCGCAACGAGCCTTTGAGTCTCCGATCTTGGCCGCTTCCATGCTTCGTCGTTCATCACGGCTCCCAGGTCGCTTCCGCGGCATCGCGCAACCGCCGCTCCCAATCCCCGAACTGCTCCCAGTTGAGAACGCGCGTAATGGGCTTGAACTCTGCCCGCGGTTCGCGGTGATGCCCGCCCACAAATTGCTCAATCTCAAACGCGCCCGTTTCGACGTTGCCGCGGATGACGTAGACCGGGATGCCGCGGCGGATCATCGAGCAATATGCGATGACTTCCGCGAACGTGATCCGCTCCCCGTCGTTGGCCTTGTAGTCAAGAACCGCAATAACGTCGGGAACGGGGGTCTTCGTAACGAGGACGAAATCCAAGTCGCAAGCGTAGAACTCCTTCGATAAGAGTTTGTGCCGTTGCTTGAAGCGATCCCGCCTGGGGGAACCGTAGATTGTGGAGTCCATCAAAATCCCTCCGCGCTTCTAGCCCGCATCAGCTTTACTTGCTCGATCCAAACCGCGTTCCAATCAAAAGAGACTTCGCGGAGGGAACATTGATCGTCGCACCACTCTTGACGCTTAACCCCGTCTGAACCAGCGGCAAACTTCGTCGTTGCATGACAAGTGCCGTTGATGGATCGCAGTTCGTAGATGGCGCGGGTGTCGAATGGACTTCCTATCGTGTCCAGTTCGTCAAACACTTCCGCGGTCGTGTAATTGCGCGAAACGCGGAAGACCGATACCGTCTCGTTTTTCCAGATTGCCAGCATGAACGGCATAGCCAATCCCCCAAGGTAAGAAGAAGAAACCCAACGACGGGCGGTTTTCCGCGACGATCCCAGGCCCGATGTGATTCGGGTGATGGTAAAAGTCCCGCCCGCCGTTGGGTGTACGACTAGAACGGGATGTCGTCGCCCTCGTCAGCGGGCAAGCCCGCTTCCTGCCGCGCGGCCTCCACCTTTTGCGCTGGGGTTGTTGCCCTCTCGCGCGTTGGGCTCGGATACTGACCCGTGGGGGCCTGGAGATACGCTTCGATCTTCGGCTTCTCCTGCCCAGCATCGCGCCCGCTCTGCGCGACGTAGCTGCCGGTCTGGATGTTGACCTTCCGCCCCTCCAGCTTGGTTTCGTCCCAATCCTCCCCGCGAACGGGAGGAGCGACACCAGCGGCGCGGGCAAGGTCCGAAATCTTCCCGATGAAGTTCGTCGGGATCGATTCAAAAATGCGGTGCTTGCCCTCATGGATCACATCGACCCAGAGCGACAGGCAATCGCCGCTGGGGTTGCGTTCGTTGACACGCCAACCCGCTTTGACTTCCGCCTTTTCAATCGTCGCAAGATATTTGCCGTGCGGGAGGCATCCTCGAGGCGCTTGCGTTTTCTCGCCCGCGGCATCGTCGGGGAACTTGTCCCAATCAATCCTCATCCTTGAATCTCCGGTTTGTGTTGCTGCCCGATCTTCGCCGCGCCGTCCGTGGCGATTTGTTGAACCTCTACCAAGAATCGATCAACGCTCATGCCGCCAAAGTCAAAAGTCCTCAACGCTTGGCGAATCTCCTCGACCCGCCGTTCGCGCTCGACCCGTTCCAAGGCAGCGTCCGCGGCTTTCCTTTTCTGCTCCGCGGCCTGTTCTTTGCGCCACGCCCAGGGGGTCCGGTCATGCCACGGCATCGGTTGAGCCCTCCGCTTTCCAGGCCGCGGCTTCCTCAAGGGCCTTGGTTGCCGCGATCAATGAGGACCGCACAACGATTGATGAGTCGATGCCGCCCATCGTCGTAATCGCCCATTCGCAGTCAGCAATCAGACGACGAAGGGACGCCGATAACAGCGTGGCGTATTCCGCGATCTGCTCCGGGCTGGGATCGGGAGGCGGGATTTTCTCGCCAGCCATGCAAATTGAGTTGTAGAGCGACGATCTGGTGTCGATTGACCGTCTGCGCCGCGCCTGCAACTCGTCAAAAATGTCCGCAGGTTGATCGCGCTCCCATTGCGTCAATTCAAACTGCGTTCGTGGGGGGCGGTCCATCATTGCACCCCCTGACCAACGAGGTTCAACAGGTCCGCGGCCTCGTCAGCGGTCAACTCACCATCCTGGGCAAGCGCCCCGATTCGGGTGCGGAACTTGTCCGCGGTTGTCTCCGAAATCGGAGTCGAGACGATCGCAGAGCGGGCCCTGGTGTAGGCCGCAGATCGGGCAGGGGGTGCGGGAATCTCATGGCCCGCCGCAAGCCATGCCGCAAGGCGCTTCCCCGTCTCAACGGAGATCGGCTTGGGGTCGCCAACGAACAGGTTGGTTCGATCCTTGCTCACGGTGGCGAAGTGCCCATCGTGTACCAGATCGATGACCGTCGTGAACTCGTATTCCGCGCCGTCCCTCGTCTCGGTCTTCATGCCGAGTTTCACAACCTTTTTCCGCCCGCCGTCCTCGACTTGCGCCGTCTCCGTTTTCGCGCGACCCGTGGCGATGATGTGCGCCGGGCTGCGGAGCATGGCATCGATGAAGGCCCGATGCCTGGGAGTGATGACCGAGTACGCGCTCCATGTGTTGCCGCGGAATTGAGCCTTGGCAATATCGTCCACCAACTCCAGACACCCGCCCTTGCCGCTCCACTCATGGGAAATCGAATCAACGATGATGACTTCGTACCCCGCCTCTTCGCAGGCCCGAATTGCTTCGATGTACGCTTCGGGAGTAAACGGTGGCCGCAGATCGACAACGTCAAAACTGTGGAGGGAATCGTAGATGTCCGACGATCCCTGTTCTGTGTCGATCACCACGCATCGACCACCCAAACCCTTTGCGATCTGGAGAGCGCCCCAGGTCTTGCCGCTGCCGCTGGGCCCCGTGAGGAGCAGACGCAGTTTGGTTGCGGAGCGCTTGGCCTTGCGAATCTCAATCGCCATGCCCAACGCTCCCACAAGCCAAAGCGCCATCGTCAGTGCCGAAATTGTCATTCCTGTTTTTCCTTTCCCTGTTTTTGGAATCTGGTAAAGCCCGCTCGCCGGTCCATCGGTCTGCGGGAAACGTCCTGCGTTGCCGAATCCCATCGGCTCCGATCCGCTGCCAGCCGTGGCCGCGGTCCCGTCCTTGCCTCAATCAATGTTGCTGGGGTCGAGCGTGAGAAGATCAACCGGAATCCCGTCGTAATTGGGCGGGTCGATGTCCTCCGGTCGTGCCCAAATCCATCCGCCGTCGATCTCGACCACTACCCGCCCCGGTTCCGCCGATTGCACGATGCCAGAGAACCGCTTGCCGCCCGCGGTCCCGGTGACTTCCGCACCCTCAAGCGGCAGCGGATAGCAACCGCTCGACTCGATCATCCCTGTCACCGCTCCCAGGTACTCACGGTTATGCGCGTCCATTACTTTTCTCCTTGAGCCTTTCCGCTTCCCGTTCCCTTGCTTCGATGCGTCGAAGCAATTCCGTTCGCCAGATGTCAAAGGCTGGCGCGTCAATCTCGATCTCCACCGAATCGCGGTTGATTCCCGCAACCCGAATGAAAACGTCGTTCTCTTTTTCCTCGCCTTGAAGGGTGATTGATTGACCCAGGTTCCGTGAAAGTCGCAGCATGGGTCAGCCTTTGAGGTCGTCAGGGTGATGAAGTGATTTGCCAAGGGAGCAACGACGTTGAAGCTCCGCGATCTTCTCCGCGCTCCCAGGCAGACAGCGCGACGGGGGAACCTCGCCCATCTCGCGCCAGATTTCATCGCGGATAGCGCCTAGTTCCTCGATCGCGCGGGCTAGCGTGTCGTCGAGGATCGTTCGATCCCCGCCCGCGGCGCGGCTTGCGTAGGAATCCGCATCTAGTCCCGATCCGCCTGCGCGCCGCGGGTCGCCGTAGAGTCCGACCGTGTGGCAAAGTTGTGCATGAACGTGGACGACTCTGCGGAGCCATCCCGCAACCTGCGCGGGAACCGTCGCCGCGATGCGAGTGCGCCGACCCTCTGCGTTGCCCGGAATGATTGGCGCGTTCCCCCGCCCCTTCGCGCGTGTCGTTCCTCTGGTGCCCAGTTGGCCGCGATCTCCTCGCAGGCTGCGGCAATCTCGTCTGGGCTGGGATCGCCGGGCATCGGCTCGCAACAGGCATCCGCAACCATGCCCCAGGTCACGGCATAACTCCGCGAGATGAGCCCAGCGATCCGTTCGATCGGCACACCCTGCCGATACCATTCCGCCAGTTGCGATGGCTGGACGTTGACGCGCATTGGTTGCTCCCCGCAAAGCCACGCAGGCGCGGGAGACGTTGCGAACGCTGGCCTTTCGGCTCCGCGTCAACGATGCCCCAAGGGGGCGCGCGTCCTGCGTCATTTCCCTTTTCCCCAGACGATCCATCCAACACCGTTCGCGTTCATGCGATTGGTTGGGGGGCATTTCTAAATAGCCCCTAAAAAATCGTCAAGAGCATTTCTTTGGGGGTGCGTAAAAATGCCTTTTTGTGGCACGATATCAGGGGTTCGACCACCAAGAGGCGGCGCGTCGCGCCGGAAGAAATGCCCACGGCACCAACGGAAATCATTGACGCTTTGCAATCCTCGATCCGCCTCCATTGGATGGCGGTTGAGAACTACGCAAGCCAAGCGGAACACTTCGCGCGATGGGGGTACGCCAAGTTGGCGGATCGGTTCGGCGCGGATGCCGAAGAGGAGCGTGGGCATCTGGCCGCACTCATGGCGCGGCTCGAGTTTTTCGACGCCGCGCCGTCGTTCGTCCACCAGTTCCCGACTTGGCCGCGGCACGATGTGCCGGGCATCTTCGCCTACGATCTGGAGCTTGAGCGCAAGGCCGCGGAAGTCGAGCGCGCGAACGTTATCGCGGCGCGGGCCTTTGGGGACGAAACCACCGCAGGGATTTTTGCGGCGCTCCTCAAGGATTCGGAGGAGTCAATTGAGAAGATCGAAGCCGATCAAAAATTGATCGAGGCTATCGGCCTGGAAAACTGGTTAGCCAACCTCATCGGCTAGACCGCTGCCGCGGCCAGAGACGATCGAGCGTGACCCCGAGAGCATCGGCCACGGCGCGGAGCGTGGATACGCGCGGGTCGGGGGTCGTACCTCCGATGATGGCATAGAGAGAGACTTCGGACACGCTCGCCTTTTCGGCAAGCTGTTGCAGGCTGAAGCCCCGGGACTTTGCAAACCGCACGATTCGTTCCCCCGCTGGGGTAAGCGGCCTGCTTCGTGGGCGACCCTTGCCCCGGGGCTTTTCTTCGGTCGTTGCCATTTTGCCGACTCCCTTTTGCCCCCCGGGGGGGCAGGCGCGTAGGGTTCAGAGGAATACACCCCGCTGGGCTCGAACCAGCAACCTTCGGTTCCGTAGACCGATGCTCTAAACCCCCGCACAGGGGGGTAGCGCCCCCGTATTGGGCTGCGCGTAGTAGGAGCGGGGATGAACAAAGGGGCAAGGAAGCCTTCACAAAGGGAGCTTCCTAGATGTCCACCACAGAATTGACCCTTTCGCGGTATCTCCGCGAGGACTATTGCCTTACCCGCGAAATCGGGATCGAGACGCAGCGCCAATACGAAATCGCCGTGCGGCTGTTTGAACGCTGGAGCGGGGGCCCGGTCCCGCTATCCGCCCTCGATCCCCTCAAGGTGTCCGCATGGCTGCGCGATCTTGCGGCGGATCGTGCCCCCTCAACCGTGAGGGCAAAGCGGGTGCAAGTCATGAGCCTTTGGCGCGCCGCCGCAGACGATGGGCTTTGCCCCCCGCCCCTTCGCAGGGTGCGAAGTGTCCGCGTCCCGCAGAAAGACCCCGTGGCCTGGACTCACGCGGAGGTTTGCCAACTGCTTGCCGCAACCTCTCGCCTGCAACGATGGCACCCCTGCGGCCTGCGCCGTTCCGATTGGTGGGCGCTTGCCGTGCGTGTTGCCTGGGATACGGGCCTGCGTTGGGGGGACATGGTTTCGATCCGCGTTGACCAGATCAACGAGGAAGGGCTTTTGCGGATGACTCAATCCAAAGTCCAGCGCCCGATCCTCTGCCAGCTTTCCCCGGGGACGTTTGCCGCCGCGAGGGCATCGGTTGAGCGTTGCCCGCGTGGCATCCTCCTCCCCTGGGCAGGGAGCCACGAAACCTTTGCCCAACAGGTTTCCCACCTCGTCCAGCTTGCAGGCATCCGCCGCGGAACGTGGAAATACCTTCGCCGCGGATCGGCAACGGACGTTGAGCTAATCGAGCGGGGCGCGGCAACCGCTCACCTAGGGCATCGTCCAGGGTCGAGGATCGCCGCTGACAACTACCTCGATCCCGCGATACTGGGAGCGAATCGACCAAGCCCGCGAGAACTTCTCTATGGTTGACGATCGGCAAATGTCGATCTAGGATTGCCGCAACCTCTAGGAAACCAGAAATGAAAATCGACCCTGCCCAATATGTCCGCGTCGGCACCGCGGCAAAGTTGATGAACGTTACGCGGGCATATGTGAATCGCTTGATCGCGGATAGCCGTCTTCCCGCCGTGGAAATCGACGGGCAAAACTTTGTCCGCGAAAAAGACGCGCTGGCGTTCCAGCGGCAACCGGGCATGGGGAGGCCGAAGAAAGACGCATGACGAATAACCCGCAATGGATGCTCGTTGTCGATCACGGCGGCAATCGTTGGCAGGCTGGAGGGGTCAATTTTGCCAACCGCCCCGCCCCCCCGATCCCGCGGCCTGGGCACCCTATCCGCATCAATGGCGCGTTTTTCTTTGTGTCGGAAATCACCTTCCTGACCGCGGACTACCAGCGGATAGAGGTTGTGGTAAGGAAGACCAACCGAGAGTATTTCGCGGAATTGGCTGGGCTGAAATCGAAGCCCAAGCCCCCCCGCCGCAAACGTTTTCGCGGCTGAAACCCCAGCAACTCCGGGGTTTTTTCGCTTTTCTAAAAAATCTTTGTGAAGGGCTTGCCCCTCCGTATCCGATTGGATATAGTAGGACAGAGACGGAGACGAACCCCTGACACAAAGGAAACGAACAATGGAAACGATTCACAACGGTCCCAAGTCTGCCGCCAAAGCCATCCGCGGGGAACTCAAAATCAAGTTCCCCGGGATCAAGTTCAGCGTTCGCAGCGATTCCAACGCAATCAACGTTTCTTGGGTTGACGGGCCCACGGAAAAGGCTGTTGCCGCGGTCACTGGCAAGTACCGTTTGGGCGACTTCGACGGGATGACCGATTCCTACAACTACGATGGAACGCACGTTGTTTGCGAGGATGGCACGATTGCCGCCCTTGGCGGGGCCCACTACGTTTTCAACAATCGCCGCATCTCGGATGCCGCCCGCGCCGCTTGCATCGCAGCCGCTGCCACCTACTACCAGGGTTGGGAAACCGATCTGGCCTGGGAGCAGGATACGTTGGTTTTCCGCCTGCTCCTCGACGCCGATCTGACCAAGGGGTTTTCGGGTCGCATCGAGTATTCCGAAAAGCTGGGCCGCTCGACGTTCGCCTGACCCCAGGCCCACCCCCGGGGGGCCTTCCCCCGGGGGTTTTTCAGCCCCCCGAAAAAATCTTTCCTAACCCACTTGTCCCGTTGTATCCGATTGGATACAGTAGGGCAGACGAGAACGAAACCCAGGAACAAAGGAAACGACAATGACCACCGCGACCAAGACGAGCGACTGCCGGGTTTTCATGGTTGGGCACTACGGTTGCCAAATCAGTGAGCAAAGCGAACCCACGATGATGACCCGCCGCGAGGCTCAGGAAGCCTGCGACCGCAGGAACCGCGAGGAGCGGACGATTGAAAACGGGGAAAGCCCGTTCTTTGTCACCCGCAGCCGCAAATACGCCGCGGAGTGATCGGCAGGCCAACCCCGCCCCGGGCTTTCCGGGGCGGGTCAGGATCAAACCCTAGGAACAAAGGCCCCCACCATGCCGAACCTTGCCCAACTCACAAAGCAACTCATTGCCGCCCGCGAGGAAATCGAAGCGCTTGCCGCTGGCTACCAGACCGATGCCACCCGCGATGACCTTGCGGAGTTTCTGGAGGCTTGCCAGACCGTTGCCCAACTCATGGAAGACGAAACCGCCCGACGATTTACCCGCCTGGATATGGGGGAGATCGAGGACGCGGTAGATGGCTGGCTGGAATCCGCGGGCAAGGTTGCCGCCCGCCGTGGGGAGGGTTGACCCCTAGCCCCCCTGCCTGGACAACTTTGGTACAGGCTGGCACTTTTCGCAGGGTGCCCCCCCCTTTGCCGCCTTGCACCCGCAGGAAGCCGGGCACGGGCAAGGCTCGACAACCCGCCCGTTGGGAATCCCCCCGGAGCCTCCGCATTTGCACCCTACGGGGCATTTGCCCCCGGGGGGATTCGGGGCAGGGGCGGGGGGCCTGGGCCCAGGAGCGGGGCTATCCGGGGCCATGGCAGCATAGGCCGCGATGACTGCGGCTTGGCATCGGGGGTCTTCAAGCTCGACGGCTCCCGGTTCCCCGGACATTGCCGCCAGCCATGCCACGATTGAGCGCCAGACCGTCATTGCATCCCCCCCTCGTCGTGATCAATCCATGCCGAAATCGACTCCGATAGCCGCGCGAACAGCCACCACGCGGCGAGGACAACGCACACTCCAACGGCACTTCCGATAGCGGCGAAGCCGCCTACCAAAATGAAGATTTCAAAGAGTGTGCCCATCACCAACCCTCCCGATGGTTGAGGATCGGATGTCCTGCGGCATCGACAGGTTGAGCCTGGACGATCCCCTGCCGCTCCTCCGGGTGCCGCACTGATTCCGCAACCGGGGCATCCTCGCCAACGAGCGTGACCCATAGCCCCCAGCGCGCGGCAAACTTTGCCAGCCTGCCAACTGCGGTGAGGACAGGACGATCGGGGCGCGGAGGATCGGGGCGGATTGGGGACGAAGGCGAGGAAGCCAGCCACCATCCGAGAGCGAAGCAAACCACTAGAGCGAAACGACGATCGTGCATCTAGTCACCTCACCAGGGAATCAACGGGGAGATTAGGAGCAGGAAGGAACCAAGCGCCATTATCGATTGGCACGGGCTCCCAATTGTCCGAAGTCGAAAAGGCCCAGCTATCGCCCGCAGCCAAGACCGCTTCGGCATCCGCGCGCGAAATCCAAAATGACCCGTCCGGTTGATCCGCGGGAAACTTCGCGCCGCCTTGGGGGGGCCAAGCCGTTCCCCAGCTATTCAAGACGAGGACACCATCGCGCCCGCCTGGGGAGTTTTTTGCCCATCGCAAACCGGCGAGGCACATCTGGTGGGGCCAAACGCCGTTCCGCGAAATAAACGCTTGAGCGTCACGGGCCTGGGCCTGGAATCCAACGTTAGAGGCAATCGTGATTGGGAACCCTGACGACAACGCTTGAACCAGTTCATCCCAACTGCCAACGCGCGAAACCTTTTTGATCGGGTGGCGCTTGGCTTCGTTGTCGAACCGTCCCCCGTCCCCCTTGCCGCCGTTCCCCCAGTTGCCCCATTCCCGTTCCAGCGATTGGCCGCGCGTCAGATCGAAGCCGAACTCTGGATATTCCCGCTGGTAGGTCACGCCCCAATCACGCAACCACTTTGCCGCATGGAATCCCGTTGAACCATCGGAGTATCCGCCCGCCCCTTCGGGCCTGCCGCGGGCCTCGACGCGCGACCCGCCATAGATCGAGGGAGTTGAGGGACGGTAGGGGACCGCGGACATAAGACCCGCATCCCATGCCAGCGATTCCGCCAAAAAAATTGCGTGTTGCGCGCCATGAGCAACGCAACTGCCGATTGCCCCCTGGTTGCTAACCTCAAAGGGCTTGCCGTATCTCGCGCGGCTGGCTTTGTCCGCGGCGCGCCAGAGGAAAACATCCTCGCCCACGGGAACCGCCATGGCTTGCGGTGCCGCAGCGGCAAAGATTCCCTCCGCACCCATTGAGCGAACGAAAGCATCCGCGCCGTTGCGGTCATCGACCCAGCCCGTGGCTTTCTCGAGGCGCTCCGCAACTCTGTTCGTCGCCCGCTCAACGAGCGTTGCGAGAATCGCCATCGCAACGACAAAGGCGACGGCAGACCATGACCAAGCCTTTTGCTGGCGTGTCAAAGTCACCTCCCCGCCGCGATTGCGGAAGCCTTGGAAATGTCCTCAAGAGCGCGAACCCAGTTCGCTCGTTCGATGCCATCGACGGGCCCGCCATCGGTGCCAACGGATTCGTCCAGAAACTTTGCAATCCGCTCCCGGGCGATCGGCTGTTTCGCCCCCAGCGTAACCCCCTCCATGCGTCCATCGCGCGCCCATTTGCGCAAGTCGTCGAAGGCCGCAGCGGTCTTCAACCGCGGTTCCTTGAGGGTGCCATCGTAGGCAATGCACTTTCCCAACCAGTGCGTCAGCCGCTCCGTAGCCGTGGCATCCTCCGCGGCATCGGGACCGACAAAGGCCCCGCGGAGATCGATCGTAGGCCAGCCATCCGGGGCGGGGGCGGGAGCAGGGGGGGCAGGCATCGGCGCGGGTCTGTGATCGATCGCATACGCGACCATCGCACCCGCGATGAGAATTGCCAGGATGATGCTTCGGTCGGTCTTCACTTCGCGGGCTCCGAGAGTGCCGCGGCGATCGTGTCGAAAGCCGATTTCACGGGGTCGGTCAGTTGCTCCGCGGAGGCGAGCCGTCTTCGGATTGCGGCGAGCGCCTCACGATCCGACGTTCCCGCAGTTGGTTGCGGAACTGGGAGCGAAGGGAGCGACGGCAGCGCGGCGCTCGAGGGGGCAGGCACCAACCGCGGCCAAAGAAAATAGAGGAGCGCCGCAGCCAAAAGAATGTGCCAAGTCGAGATCATGCCGCGGCCTTTCTGACGATCGGAAGCAAGGATTCCAACGCGCCCCCCGCGGCTGCGATGACAAGCTGACGAACGGCGGGACGAATCAAGACCCAAACGGGGTACAGATACGCCGGGACGGCAAAGCCTGCGACCGAGTCAAAGAGCAGGCCAACAGCCTCAAGCGCCCATTCCTTTTTCGCGGCACCCTCAAGCGGAATTGAGTCGAGGCCAGCAACGGAGAGACGAAGAAGAGACACAACCAGCGCGCCAACGTCGGCAACGCTGATGCCATCCTTTGCCCGTTCCTTCGCAGCCGCGATGAAAGCGGCAACTTCGGCTTGCAGTTGTTCAGGTGTCATCAATACCCCGCGGGTCCAGTGATTGCGGTTCCACAAACCATGAGCGAATACGAAACCGTCCCCGTCGTTCCCGTTGCGGTCAACTTGACCGTCGATTCCGTTGACGACGCGGGCCAAGCGTGGGTCTGCTGGACCGCGAGAAGTTCGCCCCCTGGGCCAACGTCACCCGCGACCCGCCCCCAGCCATTCGAGGCCCCAGGCCCAACGATGATTCGCGGGCCCGTAACCGATTCGTTGTTCTGCAAGCGGAACAACCGAACTTGCCGCATCGTCTGCGTCTGCGTCATGCCGAACGTGGGGCCCGTCAAACTTAGAAGGTCAAGCGTCAGGCTCGATCCCCCGGTGATTGAACCAGAGGAGAACCAGACTTGATCGGCAATCGGGCCCGATACGTTGTTGAGGGAGTACGTTCCCGCTTTGCTAACCGCAGCCGTGTTCGTCCCGAGCGTCTGAACGTCCGCGCGCGAAACGTCAACCTGGGTTTTGATCGCGCCTGAAAATGAGTCGGGCACGGCGGGAATCTCCTACGGAATCAAGCCAAGGTCTATCGCTCGTTTGACTGCCGCGACCGTCTCCCCGATCTGGTACGCAATCAGTTCGATTTCGCGTTGCGTGTACGCGGGCCGCGAAGTGATCTTGCCCCAGGTGTCGCTAGTTTTGACGCGGTCTGCCAGCGGCAACGCAGACCCGGAGGGCGGGAGCGATTCCCGCCCGCCGCCACCGTGCCGCCAGTGCGAAGGCCGCGCGATCATGCGACCAGACTACGGGGAATCAAGCCGACCCTAGAGGGGGTCTGGCGTGTCCGCGATCGTCCAATCCCGCGGTTGGTCGCCCCCTGCGTGACGCTCCCGAAGCGTTGCCACCATCGGGGTCAGTTCGTCCGCGAGGGCGCGGTAGCCCCCTGGGAACTGCCGATCATCGTGGAGGCTCCCCGCGGCGCGGGCATCGGCAAGGATCGCAAGGCAGGCCAGAGCGGAGCCCAGGTGAGGTATCCCTTCCTCGTCTGATTCCTCACCCTCAAACCATGCCGCCAAATGACGCTGACAAGCGTCAACGTAGATTGAGGCGCGAACGGGGGAGGCCCGCCAATTGGCCCGCCCGTATTTCAGCGCGCCATTGAGCAAAGCAATACACCCTATGGCGCTTGCCGTCATCGGCCAAAGATGAAGCGGCAACTTGTGGGAGCCGATCGAATCCTTGGGGTTCATCGTGTCTGCGACACGGGCCCGCGGTTCCTGCGCCGTCTCAAGCTCTGCCGCCCCGCGAAGAATCCAATCGACCCCTTCACTCTCGCCCGCGGGTTCCGCCTGGAGATCATCGACAACAACCGTTGCCGCTCCCGCAACAGCCTCCCGATCATCCGCGCCGCTGTTCCCCCCGTCGCCGTCCACCCGTTCGACGGGCCATGACGATTCGCCCACTGTTGCGCCTCCGTTGCTTCTTGATCTGTGTATGGCTTGTGCGTCATCGCTTGCGAATGTCCTTCAAATCGCGGTCGCAATAGATCGGCATTGCCTTGGTTACCTCGTTGCGCCCGTGATCGATAACCACAGCGGCTTGGCAAGGTGGTTCGTAGGTCGCCGCGATCCTCGTTGCATACGCGGAATGACCAATGAGGCTTCCGTTGGAAACGTAGCGGTTGCTCCGCAGCCATGCCATTTGATGCCAATGCCCAAAGACCGTGAGATCGGCGCGGCCATAGCTGGCATCCCATGCCGCGTTCTTTTTGTTCACGGGAATCGTTATCCCGCCGACCCCGCCGAAACTCTTGTAGGCGTGACCGTGATGGGCGCGAACCTTGAAGCCGTCCAGGTCGATGATGTTAAGGTAATTCTCGCTTACCTTCCATGAAACGTTGCCGCACGTTTCCGATTCCGCCATCGTGAGATAGAGGTTTTGCTCAAAAGAATGATCCATTTCCGTACCTATCCGCGGGTCGCCCGTGCGCCCGTGATTGCCGCACGAAGTCGCCACGATGACTTCGTCTGCCTGTTTGGAAACGGCATCGATGAACCCGCGAAGCCGTCGCCCCGCCCAGCGGGTTGCCTCCAGCGGAGCGAGTTGGGCAAGCTCCGCGCAATCCTCATGGATCGCGCCCGTGATGAAGTCCCCGCCAAGCCAAAGGCATACGCGGCGAATGTCCGCTAGCCTGCGCTCATGATCGAGGATGACCGCGAAGCGTTCCGCAAGTTCCGCAATGCGACGATCCGCGATTTCCAAATCGAAACGATTGAGTCCGTTCGTCTCGAGGCGCACCAACTCCTCAACGTGCCAATCAGAGAGGAGCAGCATCATTGTTGCGGGATGCTTCCGCGCCTTCGTCGCCCTGGTCGATAGCCTCTTGGCTTTCACGCCAGCGAGGCCCGCGAGAACGTCCGCGCGTGTCCGCTCCGCGTCAATCTGTTTCAGTGCCGATTGATAGCGGGCTTTGAAATCGTCCCGCTCTGCCCGCAATCGCGAAAGCTCTGCATCGAGGGCAAGGCGAGACAAGGCCGCAACAGATGACGCAACCGAATCGGCTAGGGATTTGTTCGCTTTAGCCACGCCAAAACTCCTTGCCTGCCAACGGTGGAAATCTTGCGCTCGTTGAGGCTCTTGGCGATTGCCTGGGAGAGCGCGTGAGCGGAGACGTTCCGCCCGTCGCCGTCGCGGAAGTTCCCCGCCAGCCATCGCAGTTTGATCGACTCGACTTCGCGGTAGACCGATTCGGGAATATCGGTCCACCAACGCGGGGTCTTTTTCTTAAGAAGCGTTTCCGCGACAGAGTCGGCAATCGGCTTTGTGGTCTTTGCCATTACTCCCCGTCCTCGTCTTTGTGCCGAAAACCGTGGGCATAGACGATGCCCGCCAGTTCGTCGGCAAACTCCACAACCGCGTCCTCCGAAAGATCGGGCCAACGCGCGTGAATCAATTCATGAAGGATGACGTTGAGCCGGTCTTCGCCGTGGAGCTTTTCAGAAACACGGATCGTCTTTTTCTGGTAGTCGCAATCCCCGTAGATCGTTTTCGGAACCGCGCAAACGCGAATCCGCCAACGCTCCCCGCCGATCCATATTTGGCGACTACTCATGACCGCTCCCGTGGCCCACAATTGTCGATCGATTCCGAGCGTGTCCAGGGTCAAGAATCAGTCTGGGAATGGGGGGTATTTGGCAATCTCAATCCTTGCCGCCTCAATTGCGCGGCCAATCATGATTCGCGCTGCGGTTGCGAGGAACGGAATACCTCGTTTGCTTGCGGCTTCCCGCAGATGCTCAACCACTTCCTCGATCCTGCGGATTGTTTCGTCCGGTCCCCAGGCATCCATCTTCGCCGCGAAGGAATCGCAACCGCAGCAACCTTCATCGCGGAGGCCGAACCAAGCGAGTGATTTTTTGAGTTGGCATCCCGGGCCGCAGAGGTTTGGCTTTGGCTTTCGGCATTGCCGGATCGCCCCGCGGACCTTCGAGACGAAGCCGCAGCGCGGGCATGTGGCGTCGGGGGCTGACAGGTCGCAATTCATGGTGACAGCGTCCACGAAAACGAGCCTTCATAGAACCCACTGCCATACGGGAGTTTAAATAATTGAATCTCTCCTGTTCCAGACTCTCCAAGGCACACATCCGCAATCCCCAGCCTGCATCCCATAGCAAGGATGTAACACTCTCCGTCAAAATGCCAATACCCACTTATCCACGAAGACGCATAAGGTTGCGCAAACACTCCGAAGCCATTGTCAATGTTCACGCCAGCACTAAAGAGATTCAGTGGCGGCGAAAGCGTGTTGCACGGGCTAGGATTGTCGTATGTAGACAAAAACTGATTGCACACGCCAGACGAACGAAGCCACGAAGCGACGACGTACGTTCCATTGAGCGACGACAGATTTGATACGGTTCCGGTCCACGGAGATGTCGCGGTTAGTGAAGACAAGCCGCTAATCGTGAGATACACTTCGTCCGGTGGCGGGTCGCCGTCGCAAAACGTATCGCACGATGTAACAGTCGGGTCTTCTGGGTCTGGCTCGTCGTAGCACTCACGAACGATTCCGTAGAGAACGTGCTGCCGCTTCTTTGTGTTCCATCGGATCGTCGCGCGAATCGTAAACGTGGTTTCCACGTTGTCGCAGAGTGACGAATACGAGACGGTCCCTTCCCCCGTGTGCGGGTCTGACGTTGAAGCGTCACCTCCGCCGGACACAAGAGGCACCGATCCCACCGTGACCGCACCATCTGCCGCCGTGATGACTCGACCATCCGGGGCGACAAGCGATCCCGTCGAAACAATCACCTCGACGATGTTTTCCGTTAGCGCGGACGACGACGGCGGGATCGTGCTGGCACCGAGAACGTAGTTATTGCGCCAAAACGACACGACCACGGAGCATGGGAATCGAGTGCCAGGACTACTACCTCCGAGCGTGAACCCACCGCTGACGCGCTGATACCAAGGACCGTCGCCGTCCATCCCGTCATACGGGTCGGAAGTGTCGCTGTCTCCGGTTGCGGTAAAGAAACCGTCCGTAGTGTTGCCCGCCTCCGCGCCCTCAAAGAAGCGAGTGTAGACAACCTCAAACGCGGCACCCGTGTGCGGGTTCGTGCAAGTGCGCTCGCACGGATCGCACGGGACGCAGGTGCATTGCTGGCAATTGCCCTTCCCTCCAAACAGCATCACGAGCACTCCGTCCATTGAAGATGCCAAGTTGAGTCAATCAGTTCGCAGCCGACCCAGAAACCCCCGGTCGGTCCCGTGACCGTCTGGGCTCGATTGATCGCAACGAACGTCGTGCCCGTGACGATTGCCCCCGCCCCGGTGTATTGCTGGACCGATGCCGTGGCCCCCTTTGTCCATGTGCCCGAAATCTTCCCCAGCCGCGAACCGCCGCCAGCGCCAGACCCGATCCGCAACAGGCACCATTTGCCGTTGCCCGTGCCATCGCGCCAAAGGATTGTCGCGGGCCCCGATGACGCAGATTCAAACGCGGTGGTTGATCCCGCGATTGGCACCGCGAAGCCGTGGCTAGCGTCTAAGACATTGATCTTTGCCTGGACAACGCCAGCAATTGCCGCCCGCCCGAACTTGCCTGCGGCGATCGGTTCAATCGAGACGACGAAAGCCCCGGTCCCTCCGGTTGCAGGGACAACACCCACAACCGCGGGCTCCGATTGGAATTGGGCAACCGCTGCTCCCGTGGAGCTTGTGGGAGGGGCTACAACGCCAGTGATCGCTAACACCCCCCAGTAGCCAACCCCCGTGCCTGCGTCGTTTTTGACGTAGATTTGGTGGTTCAGCGGGGCAGGCCCGCGAACCCCGGAGGCTTCCCGCCCTCCCTGCTCCCCTAGGACGATATCCGCCGCCTGTTGCGCGCGGTTCCAAGCCCTCGCGGAGATTGCCCCGCCGATCTTCATTCCCTTTTCAATGCGCCCGTTTCGCGTCATGCGACACCAATCCCAAGGTCCGCAAAGGAACCCCAGTTGTAGACTTGGTTAACGTAGACGAACTTCGGGACTTGAACGAGCGACGAACTAGCTTCCTGCTTTTCATAGACCACCCATAGGTAATCATGCCCGTTCTTCTCAACCCCGGTGATGCTGCCAATCGTCAGCGCTGCCAGCGTCTTGCCCGTGCCGCAGTTGGGGGCCGCGGTGAATCGGTAGCGAAGGTTCCAGGGACCATCCCCGCGGTCTGCGTCCCATTCCTGGGAACCGCTGCAACCGTGAAAGAAAACCTCTCCAGCGTCGAACCCGCGGAACGTGGCATCGTTGATGCTCTTTGTCGTTGCGGCAACTTTGCGGATGTACGTTGAAGTGATGTAGCTAGATGGAACGTCGTAAACTTCCTCCCAGGTCAGACCCGGGATTTCGATTTCGACTCCGTTGACCCGCTCGCCATCGACGCCGATTGCGCCATAGTGCCGCGGGACATTGGTGCTTTCCCCTGACGATCCCCAGCGACGTTCGCCGTTGTTGACGAGCGGTTTCGTGAGAGTGCCCACAACGGGCGCGGTTGTCACATGGGTCGATCCGCCCGTCGTGTCGAAAGACCGGGCGCGGCGAACGGGAGTAGTCTCCGTTGAATCCGCCCCCATCTTTTCGTAAGCGATCGTGACTTGCCAAGCCTTGTCGCCCAGGTAGGTGACCGAATACGACTCGGCGCGCAGCTTGACCGAGATGTTGCCTGGATACTGCCAATAGGCGAGCGCGGACGAAATCCTCGAGTTGGCTTCCGCGTGGACGATCGTATCGTCGGTCGTTCCGAAAACCTTGTAGGACTTGGAATACGTTGAGGGTGCGCGCTTGCCCAGGCGAACGATTGTCGCTTGCCGCGAATCTTTGTCCTCAACCCACGTTAGCGGCATTGCTCACTCCTGGACGATATTGCCAGCCAAAACAGCGTCGCGCGTTTCTTCGGCCACCTTCAAATGCCTTTCGGCAAGGTTGTTGCCAACCCCCATGCCACCAGCGGCAAACGCGGAGAATGAACCCATCACTTCCGATTTCGTCTTGGCTGCGTTGCCAGCGCCGCCCAACTGCGGGCCCTTCTCGGTCAGGATGTCCGCAAGGATTTCGGCTTGGGATCGCGGATCGAAGTTGGCCCCAGCGCCGGGCGGCAATGCGGGGCCCATCTCGCCAGCAATTGCACCAACTGCGGCAACTTCGGGACGCTTCAAAGATGCCAAGCGCCCCGCGGTAATCCTGTCCCTCTCTTCTTCAAGAATGGCAATGCGAGCCGCGGAGCCTTCGGAGCCCTCCACTCCTGCCAGCGAATCAACGAACCCAGGCATAGCCGCGAGACGCGCGGCCTTTGAAGCCGCGTTTGCATCCATCTCCCGCTTTACCCGTCGATCGCGCCCGCCTTTGTGCAAGCTGCGAACTTCCGCCCACTTGATTTTCACTGCGGTGATTGCGTCATCAATGGAGTCCAGCATCGGACGCAAAACGTCGTTGACCGCTCCAGAAATCATTGCACCGACACCGCGAACCGCGATTACCAGACCATCCCAAAACTTCTCCCACTGAATAGCAATTCCCATCGTCAGGTTGGTGAATGTGTTTTGCAGAAACACCGCCCACGGGCCAACCACCGACATGATTGCATCCTGGCCCTTGATCCATTCGACGGTCGTTTTCCCGATGTCCGTTTGCAACGCGACAAAGGCAACACCGATCGCGGCAACCGCGGCAATGGCTGGGGTGGCAAACACTGCCCCAATCGTGGCGAGGGCACCAATCGCCGTGCCAACTGCCGACACGATTGCACCAAGCCCCGTCAGCGCCACGCCAAGCGCGATTGACCCCGCAGCAACAGCCGCGATCCTAACCACTGCTTCCCCGTTTTTTTGCGTCCATTCGGTCATCGTCTCGATAGCAGACAACACCGATGGCAGCATCCTTTCCAGAGCGGGCGCGACCGCTTGGGAAACTTGGATTGCCAGACGTTCGAGCGCTGCGAGAACCTTGAGCCCGCTGCCAGAAAGCCCGCTCATCAACTGGTTGAACTTTTCGCCCACTGGTACGGCTTCGTCCATGGCTTTTCGCATATCGCGGAATCCTGCCACCCCGGATTTCTGGAGGATGGCAGCGGCGCGGATGGCATCGGCACCGAAGACGCGGCGCAGAACGTCATCCTTTGCGACTTGCCCCAGGTTGCCCATCGATCTGTTGAGCGTGTCGATGATGTCCACAAGGGGTTTCATTTGCCCTTGGGAATCGCGGAAGGAATCAACCGTCAAACCAATTTCCTTCATGGCTCCGACCGCGTCATCAGCGGGAGCCATCAACCGCATCAGCATCGTTTTCAGCGACGTTCCCGCGTCCGATCCCTTCACCCCGTTATTGGCGAGGACCGCAAGCGCCGCGGAAACGTCTTCGATCTTTTGATTTGCAAGCCCCGCAACGGCGGAAGTCATTGAGAACGCTTGAGCAATTCCCTCAATCGATGTGCTGGACGCATCCGCCGCGGAGGAGATCGCATTGGCGGCAAGGTTTGCGTCTACCTTGAAAACGTTCATCGCATCGGACATGACCACCGCAGCGGCGGCAACTTCCATCTGCCCAACCTTGGCAAACTCAATCGCAGCTTTGCCCGCGCCGCCGAGAACCTTTTCAAGCGGCATACCCGCTTTGAGCAACTCGAGGAAACTTTCCGCAACGGCAGCGGGGCCCATGCCCATAGACTTGGACATTTCCATTGAAGCCTTCGTGACTTCGGCAATGTCCTTGCTCGTTGCTCCCGTGCTGGCCTGGATGTTGAGCAACACATCTTGAAACTTCGCGCCGCTGCGAACGCTGGCAGCGAAGGGGGCGACCGCAGCCGCGCCCATCATTCCAATCTTCTTGCCAGCGGTGGAGAGGTTCTTCCCAACCGCTTGCATCTTTTGCTCAACCGCTTTGAGAGTGCGGTAAAGCTGTTTCGGATCGGCTCCGATCTCCACGAAGGATCGACCAAGCCGAATTGCGCCTGCCATGCTCACGGTAGTTTTCGCCCGAAAAGGCGCTCCATATCTTCGTGGCTGGGGGGCTTGGCTTTCGGCTTGAGCTTGGCCCCGCTGGGGTGCCGCTCAATCGGTTTGACGGGACGCGCGCCCTTTGATTTCAGCGCGTTGTCGATGCGGGCTAGGAGGGTTGCGGTATGCCACCAATCGGAATCGACTCTTCCATCGCGGGCGAAGAACAACTCTCGGAAAGTCCATTCCCCGGGATGGACTCCAACGATTCCTGCGGCTTCCCAGATTGCAGGCCAGAAAGATCGGAAATCGCTTTCGAGAGGATTTCCTTTTCGGCCCTTGCCAGTTCCGCCGCCACGAGTGCCAGGAGTTCGCGGCGGCGCGTCGGGAAAAAAGAGATGAGTTCCCCTTCAAAGGCATCCCGGGCAATCTCAAAAGCATCCCCGCTGAACCCGTCTTGAAACTCTTCCGCGGTAAGTTTCTTCTCCTCAATCTGCCGCGAGAGGACAACGCGGAGAACCTCGACCAACTTCGTGTAGTTGTTGCGGAACAGGGTAAGCGCTGCGTTCGCCGTGGGAACGTCGCCCAGGTCAAAGGGTCGCGTCTGCGTCTGCCCGCCCTCGATCTCCGCTTCGTAGGTCACGGCATCGCGGACGCGAAGGACCGAAGTCGTTGTAAGGGCAATCTGCCATTCGCGCCCGTAAGCATCGCGGAAACTTCTCAACGCAAACCTCCCATGGATTGCTCAAGCGAAATCGAAAAGGCGCGGAGCCCGTCAAGCGGTTGCCCGTCGCCAACTCCGGTGACGATGAAGACGAGGCCAGAGGGCAGGCCCGTTGCCGTGACGGCAACCGTATCCCCGGAAACTGCCAAGTTCGCCGCGGTGACCGCGGCGGCATCGTCGATCGTGTCAATCGTCAGCGAGTAGGAATAGCCCGTCGAATAGGACGCGCTAGCCCTTGCTCCGTAGGCATCGACTCGCAGCGTGGACGCTTGAAGATCGACCGACACATCCCGCACCCCGGGGACCGGGATGCCATCGAATGAGATCGAACAATCTTTGCCCAGAGAAATGCCCACGCGGCACCCCTCTTACTTTTGGCGAACGGTGATCGTGTAGGTAACGAGCCCGTCCAGAGGTTGGCTTTCCTCGACGCTGACCGCGGTGTATCCGCTGCCGCTAGCGCGGAGATCGGAGATGACCGCGTCCGCGTCATAGCAAGTGATCGTGGCTTCGTTCGTGACGAGCCCGCCCGTGACTTGGCGATAGCTGGCCCCGGTTGCCGCCACAACACCCCGATGGGTGCAATCGACAGGCTCGACCGATTCGCTCCAAGTCACATCGATGATGCCAGTGGCGCCCACCGATCCGGTTGGCGTTCCGGCTGCATAGCCAAGGCTGGGCATTGCTGCTCCCTCTGTTGGTTACTGAACGCCGCGCGAAAGCTCAACGTCGTAGGTGATGATCCCGTCGAGGGGTTCGTTTTTCGTAACCTTCACAACGAGATACTTGGCGGATTCAACGAAGCCGCTCGCACAGGTGTAAGCGATCGTGACCGAATCCCCTCGCGCACACCCGGGGGCATCGATGCAATTGACCGTGATCGTTGATTCGATCCAGCCCTTTACGATCCGGCGATAGGTGTCGCCCTTCTTGGTTGTGTCGTAGGTCGCGGCGCTTTCCGAGTGCGTCAGATCGACGGCATTGGAAATGCCAGTTACCGAAACGTCTTTGCCAAGCGTCATCGTTACCATGGTTTTCTCCGGGGGCGGATACCCACGAAGGTAGGCCCAAAAGCCGAAAACCGAGAGGGGGTCTGGCTAGACGTTTTGGACGCTGATTGCCGATCCCGTCCGATGGAGCGCGTCTTGGAACTTCTTCATGATCTTCCCGCGAACCGCGAAATAGCCGATCTCCATGAAGGCTTTCCCGCGGATTTCCCGCTTGATCGTCATGAGGGATTTGCTGAAATCCCCTTCCTTGAGGAACCCGTAAACGGTGCCCTTGGGGTCTTTCCCCTTGCGCATGTCGCGGAACTTCCGTTGCAGTTCTTGAGCGGGGGCAACGAACGAAAAGGTTGCCGTACCCCCGATGTCGTGAAGGTCCGCAAGCCATTGGGCCTTTGCCGCCCCAACGACAACGGATTTGGTTCGACCGTCCCAATCAGATTCGATAGAGCGATTGAGGAAGCCCTTTGGAAATTGCGATGTCTTCCACGAAGTCACTTTGTCAGGCTTCGGGACGCGGTAGACCGCGGCAACGAACTGGGTTTCCCCGCCGCCCATCTTCCGTTTGACGAACCGCCCTCGACCATCGCGGATTGCATTGACTCTGCGTTCCGGTTTCCCGGGCTTCACAACGTAGAAGGTGGGTTTGGTCGCGGGGCTACGCTGCGACATTTGCCGCTGAATCGAACGGCGCGTATCCATGCCCGCCCACTTGAGCGTTTCGCGGGTGGCTTGGTCATAGCGCTTGAGAAGTTCGCTGGTATCCCAGTGAAACTTGGTCGTTGCCCGCGCCATGCGTCACCCCTGGAAAGAAGGGTAGGAAACCGTGATTGCAGCGCGCCAAACGTTGCGATCGTTTAGCGCGTCGTCGGGGTTCACATCGCAATTGACCGTGAGCGGCGAGCCGATGCTGTTGGGGAACGTGACCGACTCATCCCATTGGTGGGCGAAGAGACGATCGACAAGGCTTTCCGCCATGTCCGAAATTGCGGTCAGTTCCAGGTCGGTATCGACCCGCTGGGCGAGGTAAACGTACACGGTGTAATTCTTCCGCAACCCGTTGGATCGATGAAGGCGCAAAGGCTCGAAGCCCCCCGGGGTAACGATGATCGCGGGAGCGTTCAAGTCCTCAACGTCTTTCTGAACCCAGTTCATCCGCTCGACCGTCGTGCCAGCAATCGGCCACGTTTCCGCGACCAGTGCATCCGCGACGGCATCCGCGAGGGTCTGTAGATTGGCGCTCATGCGATCCGCTCCGCGGTGCCTGCCTCAACCTGTTCCATCGCGGCAACGTTGGCCGCAATTCGCTGGTCATCTGGCAATCGTGCCAGAGCTTCCCGGGCCAGCGCTAGGGCCTCTGGTACGTTTCCTAGGTTCCAAGCCGCAACGGAGGCCAGATCGTAACCCCGTCCGCGGGAGTCTGGATCGGTGGCATGGGTCGCGGGCCCGCTGGCATCGATAGCCTTGCGGGCAAAATCAAGGCAGGGTTCCCATTCTTGGAGATGGTAGCAGCGAAGCGCGGATAGCTCCCAGCCGTCCGGTTCCTGCGGAGCTTCCTTGACCGCTGCCCGCAGATGGTTTTCGTCCTTCGTCAACCGCCAGAGTTGCCGCCGCGCGTAGGCCCGCTCCGAATAGTTGCCGCCCCTCATGGAGAGATAACGGGCAAACTCCGCGGCGGCGCGGGGGTCGCCCTGGTAGTCCATCTCGCGGGCCAGATACCAGCGCGCCCGCGCATCGTGCGGGGACTCTCTGACCGCGACTTCCAACAAGAATAGATCGGTCTTGTGGGTCTTCCCCTGGTCGCGGTGATGGACAATCTCCAGGCCCTCCGCAACCCGCATGACCTTTTCCCCGGTCCAGCACATCAACCCCTCATGGGTCGCCTGCGACCAGCGGAAGCCCGCGCGGGAATGGACCCGGTCGCAGTTGAAGACCACCCCCGGAGAACCATCGGGGCGGAAGCTCCAGACGTAGCGGTAGGTAAGGCAGTTGACCGTGTCATCCCAGGCCCGCTCGATGGCTTCGCGCCAACCGGGTTGAAGTCGCTCGTCTAGATCAAGGCGAATGGCAACGTCGATGTTGCTTGGCAGATGATGAAGGGAAAGATTGTGCGCGTCATCCCAGCGCCACGGGACTACGTTGCCATGCACAACCGTCACGCCGCTTTCCTCGAGCGCGGCTACCGTGCCATCTTCGGAGCCCGTATCGGTGACAACACGGCAGTCAGCATCGCGGCACGATTCCGCCCACGCTTTCGCGTGTTTCTCTTCGTTGCGCGAGAGCGCGTAGATTCCGATTCTCATGCGTCTACCTTTTCGATGATTCCCAGGCGGCGCAAGCCGTCCTCAACGAAACGGACTTGCCGCCCGTGGGCTTCGCAGAAACGAGTTACGGCAAGCTCAACGGATGGGTTGTCGCAATCGTCCGCAAGGATTACGGGGCAATCCGCGACCAGTGCCAGATCGGAGAAGCAACCCGCGTCCGAATGGTCCCCGTCAACGTGGGCGAACTGCGCTCCATCCGGCAGACGATAGATCGAATGAGAATTGCAGACGATCAACCGGGCATCGATCATTCGCTTTTTCATCGTCGCGCGGAACCACGGAATCGTCTTGTGCGAATCGTCGTCCAAACCGCCGTCAATACAAATGGCAGAAAAGAGCGCTCCGATATGTTCCGCGCCCTTGGCGAAGGCCAGCATGGAATAGCCAGCGCGACTACCAATTTCAGTCATTGGGCAGATGTAACGACCGAAAGACTGCGCCGCCGCGCGGGCAATTGCCGCCTTCCATGCGTAGTGCATGGCAACGCGGTCATCCAACTGGAACCAATCATCGGGCATCCAGGCCGCGGCAAGAACTGCGCGCACCTTGGCAATCAAGACTTCATCGGGCGGATTCAGTGCGATCATTTGGCAACACCTCCAGTTTGCAAAACAGGGGCGCGGTTAGGTTCCAAGCGGCATCCGCGGAGATCGTCACCGCCCAGGCTTCCGCGTCCCGAACCCCGAAGGTCATTACGATTTGCTGGCCGCTCGCCGCGATGCCAGCGGCAAACTCAATTGCCCGCGGTTCCCGAAACGCGAACGGGCGCGAAACCCGTGCCAGTTGGAGGGTATTCGTAAACCAAACCAATCGATGCTCGTAGGCCCTCTGGTTGCCAACCCAGGCAACCTCATGGATGACCCCCAGCCAACCGCTCAAGAACGGGATCAATTGCGACCCGCCCCGAAAGCCGCGGGAAATCGGGTCTGCCTCCCAGTGACGAAGAAGGCAATATTCATCGGGATAGTCCTTCCGCTCTTGAACGGAAAGCGTGTAGCCGTTGACGTTGGCCGCATAGACCCAGCCCGCTTTCCCGATCAACGGCATCCAGTTTTTTTCGTGTTCCTGGGCCCCCGCCGATTCGATGACGCGGAGGGAATGGAAGCGGGCTTGACGTATGTCAAGTTCCGCCGTGGCGATCCGGCAGCGTCCATCAAACGGCGCAACGTCTCGCACCGTGGCCGATACGCCAACACCCTTCGCGGTTGGTCTTAGCCTGCAATCCTCAAGGCCCGTGACCGGGAACCCTGTTGCTTCGTAATCGGGCCCGTCAATGCGCCTCGAGGAAATGATCGAAAGATCGGGAGCGATTTCGCAGAGGATATTCGTCGTGCGAATCTTTCCCCCGTCTTCGTCAGGCATCACATAGCGACCATTCACGATTGCGTAGTTGGACGAGCGGACAATCGCAAGGAACCCGCCATCCCGCGCGAGGATCGTCGGATTGAACAGCGACCAACCTTCTTTCGCGGGGGGAACGTCCAGGCAAACGAAGGTTGCCGATGCCAGTTCGTCTAGGGTCGCAGCGTAGTTCGTGCGAGCGGAGCGAACGGCTTGTTCCGTTTCCTCATCGATGCCAAGCGATAGCAACCGCTCGCAGGCGCGGAGGCCCGCTTCATGCTCTCCGCATTTGTGCCCGTTGTTGGCGATTGATAGCAGGGAATCTATCACTGTGCCTCCGTGCGAAAGGTTCCTTCCGCATCATCGGATAGCGCGGGAGGTTGTCAATCGTTACTTCCCTGCTTGCCCCACGTTTATTCCCAGACCATGGGAGCTTGCGGCAACAGCATTGCCACGGCTTCATCCCACGGGATCACCTCGACCGCCGCCCCTAGGACCGATTGATCCGCAGCGCACCACATGGCAGCCAAAAGCCCGCCGGGCCTCACCTCCGTGAGTACATCGGCGCAGAGCATCATCCTGCCATCGACCAACGTCGCAGGAATTGGGATGCAGTTGGTCGTCCCGTAGGCGGCATGGAGTTGGCCGAGCCTCGCGGCTAGGTCGGGAGCGAACACAAGCGCTAGACATCTGGCATCGGTGACCGAGATCGGCAGGAGGAGGTCACGCAACAGCATCGCGTCACCTCCCGAGAGCGTTGTTGAAATCTATCACGGCCGCAGTAAAAGCCGCCGATGTTGTGCCGTCCAGGCCAGTGCCAACTGAATACATCCGCACAGTCGCCCGTGATGTTGCAGTTGGCACGGTGCCGTCGCTCAAACGAAACACATGAATAGATCGAGTAATGCGTGTCAGGGGGCGATCTTGCGCCCTCCGCGCGATTGATTGACCTTCCCTAAATATGACGCACGATGTAGCGGATTGCCGAGTGCCGATAAAGTGCTTTTCGTCCGAGACAAGCAGTTTCGTAAACGGGAACTCTCCGCCTGTGAATGTACCGATGCGAGCCGACCTTCCACCGTTCGCGCCGTAGCCGCCTGTGTTCTCGTCAATACAGCAGAGATTCACACCGCCTCCACCATACGACCCAATCACAATGAAGTCTGTCGTGGTACTGAGTCCTGTCGCGCTAACCGACAAGTGGACGCTAGTTCCGTTCGGCAGCGAGGTCGTAGCAAACCCTGTGTCTAAATACTTGACTACGTCCGGGCTTCCCTTCAATCCGCCGCCCGTACCACGCTCAACAAAGTCTGCCGAAACAAAGTTGACATTAGTCTCAGTCGCGCTCCCGTAATTCGTGCCTCCAAACTTCGGTCCTCGATAGAGCGGTACCAGACAGGCAGCAAGATTACTCCCGCAAAACAGATTGAGTCGATAAATAGCAGAGCGAAAATCGCCATCGTCGGCCGCTTTACAGAATCGTGACACAGCCGAAATTGTGTCGTCTGTTACTTGGCCTCCGTTTCTGCGCGCGCGGTTGGCCCAGTCCAAAGCCTCAACGTGCCACGTTTGATCGGGCATAGGAATCGGCGTCGGAGTGCCAAGCAAGCCTCGCGGCATCTGCGAAAACTGCGTGGGCAATACACGAATACCGGGATTCATCAGAGATCGGCACCAAATGCGATAACGTCAATGCTTTCAGCGTTGTGCGTGGAGACGACAATCGACCACGACGCCGAAGGTAGAATGAGATTGCTGTAGTTCGTACTTACTCGCACGCCCTGAACCGTCGCGGAAACAGTTGCCGCAGCGATGGCATATTCATCGAGGAACCGATAGTTCGTGCCGTCGTACAGCCAGGCTCGGACTTGTCCGGCCGTCGTTGTCACGCGCGCTTTCACGACGATCTCGGTAACGCGAGTGCCGGTCGCCGCGCCGGTGATGAGCGTGGCAACAGCCCCCGATCCGTCGCGGTTCGCGTTTGCCGTGGCGACGTTCGTCGCGCTAATGCGGGGCGTGACGGCGAATACAGGTTCAGCGGCCATAGCGGGCTCCTAACGGAACGAGGACCACATGTATAGGTTGATCGCGGCGCGGGCGCGCGTGGTGAGGCGAGCGTTGGCGAGGGTGCCGGTTGTGATGTCGGAGGCGGAGGTTGACCCGGAACCCGTCGGGCCGGTCGCGCCGGTAGCACCAGCCGGGCCCGTATCCCCGCGAGGCCCCGTAACCGTGGAAGCCGCGCCAGGGGCTCCGGTGGGCCCCGTAACGGTCGATGCCGCACCTTGGGGGCCCGTGGGCCCGGTCACGGTCGAGGCTTCCCCAGGGGCTCCCGTGGGGCCCGTAATTGATGCCCCCGGGATTCCGGTTGCGCCGGTGGCCCCGGGGCTTCCTGCGTTCCCCTGGGGGCCCGTAACGGATGGACCCGTGGGCCCCGTGGGCCCGTTGACTCCCTGCGAAACGAGGTAGTCCCGAAGCTGGGAAACGGAGGCGCGGCGCGCCCCGCCAGCCTGGGAGACAAGGACAAGGTCCGCGCCCGTCATCCCCGTTACCGCGGTCAGATCACCAACGCGCTTTTGCAGTGGCATTGGTTACTCCACAAGCGGAACAACGATTTCGTCGCCCTGCTCTGTGACAATGTAATTCAGGTCGCGGTCGATGCGCTTTGTGTGGACTCTCACCAGCGATTCAAAAGCGTCCCCGTAATGGAAGACGGGAACCCCCTTTGGCGCGGCAACTTCATAGAACCGCGCGACCCCGTCCATCTCCTCAACGATTTGATCCCCTCGCAGCGGAACCCCGTAGGGAAGCGCGGCAACGGTCATGAGGAAGTCGCGCGATTCAAAAGTTTCGATTACCCCGTTTTGGTTCGCGGCCTCGAATGTCGATCTGCCAATCGTCGCCAAGCATTGCGAAGTATTGGCCCCGCGCTTGTACGCGACCGTGACCGCAGCGGACGCGGCAAGTTGCCCCGCCAGCCATGCGGCACCAGATCGGAGGAGATCGGCCAAGGCAACACCTCACGCGGGAACGCAAGCCCCGCGGGCGGCAGCGACGTTGCGCCAACCGCCCGCGGGTTGCGTGGGATCAACCGTCGATGAATCACGTTCCGACGTTGAGCAACACCTTAACGGTCGTGTCGGCAGCGGCACGGGCCGCAGCCAGACGACCCGCGTAGACACCCGTTGAGGCGTGGGCAATTCCGCTGGTCGCGTAGTAGCGGATAGCGGAACCCTGGGCCCCGGTCGCGCCGGTGGCACAAGGCATGAAAACCACGCCGCGGGTCTGGACCGCGCCGAGCTTGTTCGCCGCGATCGGCACGGCGGCAACCGTGACGAGCGTATCAAGGACGATCACCTGCCCCGCCGTGACAGCGGAGGCCGGGGTGTAGTCGATCGATTCGCCCTGCTGGAAATATCCGAGATCGGCCAAGGGATCACCTCGTTTCTATGGTTGAAGTTTTCAATCCTCATGCGGGGCGGATGGCTTTGTCACCATCCGCCCCGCCGCGGATTACACGGGTCAGGAAACCGCCATGCGGAGAGTCGAGAGCGGTTCCGACTTCGACACGCCGAAGTCCATGTAACCGCGGATGCTGACACCGAGCTTGTCAGCGTCAGCCATCACGTTCTCGATCACCGGGGTCTGCTGACCGTTGAGGAAGACAACGTCCATCGCGGAGAGGTCGGCAGCGTCAGCCATGAGGAACCAAGTCGTCGAGGTGGTGAGGTAGTTGCTCACCACAACGTCGTATCGGCCACGAAGAACATTGTTCGACGGGGCACGGCTGGAAGCGTTACCGACACCGTCCGCGACGAGAAGCGAACTCGTCATCAACTCCGCGGCAGTGATCTCCAGTTCCGGCGGAACGAGGAGAATCCGCGGAGCGATCCCGAGCGGGTTACCATCGGGATCGGTCAACTTTCGGAACGCGGTCGCGGCAGTCTTCAAGGAAGACAGAGAAAGCGCGTTGCCAGCCGCAGCCGTGACCGACTGGTAGTAGCTGGCGTTGCTGGAAAGGAACTCCGTCCAGATCGTCTCGTTGAGAGCGAGAGCGCTACCGCGGCCCATCCGCTGCGGAACAGCCGAAAGAGCGTTCAGGTCATCGTTGTACATATCCTGCCGCGTGATCTGGGTCATGATGCCCCAGGTTTCCGCGGAAAGGCTGCGCTTGTAGTCGGTCGCGTTGGCGGTTTTCAGTTCGCCACCGTTACCAACCTTCTTGAACTTGAAATCGCCATTCAACCGGAACAGGTTGATAGCTTTGAAATCGTTGACCGAACGAACCGCGCTGATGCGCTGCCAAGCGTTCTCGACAGAGTTGAATCCCTGGAGGAGAAACTTGTTGACCACCGCGGAGAGGAGGTCAGCGATCTGGTGCGAAGCGAAAGCGGCCTGGATGATGAGCGGCAAGCTCCGGTCGTTGACCCGCGCGCTTCCCGTGTATCCGTTGGCCCGCGCGGCTTGGACGAACACTTCGGAGAGCGAGAGATCGCGCCGGTTCTTGTCTGCGGCTTCCAGGGTCTTCGCGTCGTAATGCTTCTCCACACCGTGGAGGCCAGCATTGACGCAAAGCGCGGCCTCGATCACCGATGCCGAAGGCATGGAAGCCTCGACAACGTGGATCGCGGGACCGGCGGGACGCTGGGCCCGGGCCTCCAGCAACTTGGCAGTTGCGGCCTGGGCCTCCAGCAACTGACCCAGCCGCTCGTTCTGCGCGGCAAGCTCTGCCCGCAGTTGATCGAGCGAAGCGGGGTTGCCGTCGCTGACGCTCGCGCCATCCCCGCCCTTGGCCTGGACGATGGGAGCCTTGTTATCCGCAGCGCCGTTCGCCGCGGCTTCCACCGAATCGGTGGGCTTGGGGTTCGTGGCGTCGTGCGCCATATCGAGGCCCTTCATCGCTTCCGCAGCGATCGCGGCAGACGTAGCGGGGTCTGCGCCCATCAGGACAATAGAAACCTCCCGTAGCTTGGCGCTACGGACTACGGAGATTGGGCCCACGAAGTCGCGCCCGTTGACGGCAACCCTCTGGCCCGCGGCGAAGTTCTCGATCCGCCCGGGGTCTGCCCCGATGCTGGCTTGGAACTTCATTCCCTTTTTGGCGAGTTGCAGAACGCGCTCCGCGATGGGCGACGTTCCAAAGATTTCCCCCGACAGCGTCAACTGCCTGCCGTCGTTGTTGGTCATCGACGATTGGCCCAGGATCGAATCCAGGGAGGTATCGTGCCCCCAAAGGATCGGAACGCTATGGCTTGCTTCCAATCCAGAGAGATCGACAACGAGCGGATTGCGCGACCA